CAAAGTTCGCCAAACCAGATTCGGCATCGTAATACTGCCCACTGAACCTTAAATTCAATACATAGCCCGTCGCTGACGTCGGTTGCTGTTCACCGAAGGGGTTCTCTTGATACGGCAGCTGCCAGATCACGGTGCCCGTACTATTGGTTACCGCCCTCGGCGTATTTAGCTGATCGGCAGTCACATAGTTGACCGTGCTGGTCGTCACGCTGCCATTGATGGTGTTGTCCACAACCGCCACCGGCAAGTCGCCCAGCCAGATGTAATCCCTGTTGGTCGTGCCGTATTCGCCGATCAATTGACCGGCCTCATTGTAGGCGTAACGCTCGGTCACGGCCTGCGGATAGGTAGCGACCTTGTTGATGCGCTCGCCCACGGCGTTGTACGTGTACGCGCCCACGGTCTGGCCATTGAGCTGCGCCACCGTCAAGCGGTTGCGTCCGTTGTACCCGAACCCGTACGCATTCCCTCCCATCACACTAGCTGTCGTGTTGCCGTCAGCATCGTTGATGCGTGCTGCGTTGCCGATGCTGGCGATTTTGTGTGTGCCGCTGGTGTAGAGATAGGCACCGGTAGCCAGGCCGGGCGCCGTCTTACTTAGACGATCGCCGGTCTGATTGTAGGTGTAGGTTTCCAGCGCGGTGCCGGCGTCGGTGATGCCAGTGAGCCGATACAGCGGATCGTAGCTATACGTCTCCGTAGCTGGGTTGGCACCTGGTGCGTTGCCCAAGGCGACGATATTGCCCATCGCATCCCGCGCAAAATGCAGCACCAGGGCCGGACTGGTCAGGTCGGTAAGCTGGTAGTTGGCGTTATAACCGCGAATGATGGTCTGACCGTTACCTAGCGTGTAGCTGCTGATCGGCCCGAACGGCAGATAGCTGATGGCGCTGACCACAGTAGGCGATGCCGTGGTGGCGCCGCTGGGTGTCACTTGCACACCGCTGATACGTCCGTTGCTATCGTACGTGTAGCTGATCGCGGTCTGGTCAGGCGTACTTTCGCTGCTTAGTTGATTGGCTGCCGTGTAGCTGTAATGGGTGATGTCATTATTACCCGACGTCTCCTGCATCTTCTGGATGACGTTACCGCGGCCGTCGTAGCAGAACACCGTAGTGACGGCGCCCTCCACCACCCTCGTGAGCCGATCGATTGGACTGGAAGCACTGCAGCCTGTCACTGTGTTGGCTTCGTCGTAGGTATAGCTGACGTTTTGCGTGGTATCGACGTAGCTGGTGCTGATCAGGCGATCATCCGCGTCATAGGTCGAGGTGCTGACGACGCCCTTTGCATCGGTATGCGTGAGGCGATTGCCGGCCGCATCGAAAGTGTCGGTGCTGGTGCCGGTATCCGGGCTTTGCAGCCGCGTGCGGTTGCTCAGACCATCGTAGGTGTTGGTGGTTATGAGAGCCGCCGGATCGGTAACGCTCGTCATGCGGTTTAGCGCATCCAGGCTGGTCGTTGTGGTGGTGTTTTTCGTGGCCGTGTCGGTACCGTTGTAATTGGCGATGGTGCTCGTCAAGCGGTTCAGTGCATCGAAGCCCTGTTGGCGCTGGTGACCGAGGGCGTCGGTACTGTTGACCAGATTGCCATTAGCATCGTAGTTACCGCTGGCGCTGGCATTGAAGACGGTCTGGTTGAGCCCGTCGATCACCGCTGTGAGCTGGCCCAGCGTGTTGAACTGACGTGACTGGCTTTGCAGCGGCATGCCAGAGATGTTGAAAATCTGCTCACTGGTTTTGTTGCCAGCCGCGTCCAGCGTGTAGTGAAGGTCGTTGCTCTGCGCATCCAGGATGTCGGTCAGACGATGGGCGGTATCGTATTTGAAGGTGGTGGTCACCCCGTTGGGTTTGGTGATCGTTTCGACTGCGCCGTATGGCCAATAAGTGAGGGTAGTGGTGGCACCGTTGACGGTGCGCGAGGCGAGCCAACCACGCGGCGTGTAGGCCAAGTCAGTGTTGATGCCGTTAGCGTCGACGGACCGCGTGATGCGGCCCGCCCCGTCGTACGAAGCGACAGTGGTCACATGGCCCAGCGCATCGGTGATCTGATAAAGGTCACCCGTTTGGTAACACGCCGCACCCGGTGTGCCGCAGCTCGTGGCGCTGCTGGTCATGTAATAGCTGTAAGTGATGGTCTGGGCGAGATCGGTACGGGGGCCGGTGACGCTGAGCAGTAATCCGACCAACGGACACTGCACGCCGTCCACCGCCGCGCAATAGCTATAGGTCCAGCGACGCACACCCGCTGGGACTACACCGGTGACTGCACAGGTGTAGCTGCTCGCCAAAACCGGATCGATCTCGCAACGGGCTAGCGGCTGGCCAATCGTGTTGTAGACCCAAGAAGTCTCGGCGACCGTGGCGTTACTCGCGTTGACGACGGTGGTTTGGAGCGGCACTCGCAGCGCGGTGTTCCAAGTGGTATTGGTTACGCGTTGATTGGTCGCTCCGAGGGCGTCGACTTCCTGATCGAGCAATCCATTCGCGTCGTAGGTTGTCCGAGTCACATTGCCTTTGAAATCGGTCGCTGTGAGCGGATGGCCATTGTTATCGAACGTAGCCGCGGCGTACGGTTGATCGCAGATCGGACCACAGGGGGCACTGACGGTGCTGCCGTGGACGGTGCCACTGGTCACCACAAAATTCAGCGTGGTCTGTGCACCCAGCGGATACGTGACCGATGTCGTGCCATTGCTGTTGTACGTGACCTGCGTGAGGTCGACGTTGCCTGCGAGCACGGAGGAGTTGGCGTGACCGACGCTGTCATAGCCGATACTGGCGTAGCGCGTTCCGGTCTCGTCCGTGACTCCCGTGAGGTTGTTGGGGAACGAAGCGCCAGAGGTCAACCCGCTCTCGTTGTAGTGGTACACCCGCGTGCTTTGATCGGGGTACGTCACCTGCTGAAGATTGCCGGAACTGTCATAGCCGTAAGTCAACACGCCGTTATCGGGCAACGTCACCGTCGCAATGTTTCCACTACTGTTGTAAGTGAACGAGAGCTGGCGACCCTCTGGGTCGACCACGCTGCTCAGCCTGCCGCTTCCCGGCAGCACCGACGCTGGAGCGTAAGTGAGCAAAGTTGTGCGCTGGTTTTCGTCAACGATGGATGTGACTCGCCCATAGGCATCGAAGCTTTCGTTATGACGGGTCGCAGCCTCGAAGTATGTCCAGCCGGTGATATCACCTGACCCATCGGATGTCGACGACAGCGTATCGGAAACATCCAAGTCGGAGACCCATGCGGCGCCCTTAAGATTGAAGAGGACTTGCGTGCCATCGGGCCGCACGACCGTGGCCTGGGTTGGATTGACGCTTACTGCGAGCACGCTGCGGTCAAAGCTGTCGCGCCAGTTAACGCCGATGTTTGCCGAGATAACTTCAGGCTGGCTGTTGTAATAGCGATGGAAGCTCAGCGCGCCGAGGGCGGCGTCCTCTTCGTCACGATACTCATTACCCGTGCCCAGATTAATGGGGTCTCCCCCGGACTTATTAATAGGGTTGGTCGCACAATGACAGGCGGGGCCTGCATTCTTGCCGGGAGTACCCGGCGCGATGGGAGTGACTCCAACGTCGAGGTAATCATTCGTCCCCTCAGCCTCCAGAGGGTGCAAGGACGACGTCCAGTTATCCCAGTATTCGTTGATTCCTGAATAGGTATAGCAAGCTTTGTAAAGGTACTGACGCGTCGGTACGTCCGCCATGCACGCTGCCAAAGCTTGTGGCATGGAATGAAAGTAATAAGTGCCGCCGAAGATCTGCACTTGAGCCGACGCCGATGGCAGGTGCGCCAGCGCGAATACCACAACGGCGAGCAGCTGATGCCCAGTGCGCCAACGTGATGTTTGCTTGCCCCGTTGCCCCATTGCCAAGCGATCCCGAAGCGCACGCAGCGCTATCCGTGCGATGTCCATGTATCCCCTAAATGCGCAGCGCGCAAAGTGCGCTCGATGCCACCCACGGTTGTCGTGGGCCTGCGAGCAGCGCTCTTTATAGCAAACTTTACGCATCCGAAAGATGCGCCCTGTCAGAAACTACAGGTGCCCGTAATCAGGATGTGCCGTCATCCAATCACGAGCAACACAAAGTGCACGAATTCACCTGACCGGCCGAAGGAACAGACCGCGGGTCACGTCTGGGCGGACACGCTGCACGGCCTGAGTCAGAGCAGCCCACCGGCCACCGTCGGCTTGCGAGTGATCCTCTTGCCACGTAGGCCCGCAGGGCTTCGCGCGGACCGGTCGGCCTCGGCTGACTCGCAGCGTGCTTGCGGGTTGGTGACTTACCGTGGTGTTGACGCACCATGGCCGGTCGCCCTTCTCTTTTCCTATTGAATGACGCCCTTCCCGCGCAGCGTGTCCATGCAGACATGCTCCTCGCGGCGAATGGTGACCTCGGCCTGATACAGGCCGATCATCTGCGCCTTCCATGCATCGTTAGCCGGCATATCGGCGGCGCCCTTCAGCTCCGGCACAAACGGCACGACCGCTGGCGGCGGTGTCCGATCACAGTTGACCGTGGGCGGCTTGGTTGGCTCTTTCGACGGCCGCGTTGAGAGCGGTTTGCACGCCGTCAGGGCGAGCGCAAGCCACGTCAGCGGCAGGGCGGTCACGATAGACCGTACGGATCGTTTCGAGTGTGTCATGGGTCTGGCCTTGGATGGCGGGCAGCTGGGTGCCGAGCGCGGTGGTGAGCGTGCCGGTGGCCAGCGCGCTGTACCGGTCGAGTGCATCGCGGTCGGTTTGCCGTTGGACAGCCGCGCGCGCATCGTCAGCCAGCACCGCGTTGCGGCCGTCTTCGAATCGTCCATTACCGTAGTGGCGCACGGCGATCGCACCCAACGTCACCAGCCCGATGGCCGCGAGCGCGACACCGGCATAGCGATAGATGCTTTTCATCAATTCCCCTTGTCGCCGGCCGGCGGCGGTGTGGCACCAATGAAGGTGCTTTCGGTGTGATCGCCTTCGTCCACCGGCACGCCGAGTCGGGCCCGAACCAGGCGCTCCAGCATGCGAATGCTCACGGTGGCTCCCAGCCAGCCGCACACCCCGACGCACACGCCGGTCCACTGCGGGGACAGGTGCAGCTGCTGGCAGATCAGCATCACCAGAATGCCGACGAAGCCCGCGGCCATCGACTCCAGCAACGTGCGCCACAGCGAAATGGGGCCGCCAGCGTCGAGCGTGCGCAGCACATGGCCAAGCGCACCGCCTACGCACGCAAACAAGGGGTACAGCACCAACTGCCACCAGGTGAAGTTAAGCGGCGGCTGATCCATGTCAGTGCCTATCACGCGCATGGCGAGTCATAGGACATAGGTTGCGGTCAAGCCGGGCGTCAGCCCGCGCTGCAGTTTGGCGAGCACCTTGGCAGTGGCTTCGTCTTTCGTGATCTTGCCGTCGTGGCTCGCATCGAGGCCGGCGTTTTGCCGGTAGCCTGCGCCGTCAGAGAACAGTACCGAGCTGCCGGGCTGGCCCACGTATTTGGGCAACAAGATCGCCATGTACATGTCCGACAGCGAGCCGATGCGCCGCGCGTACGGCTTGAAATACTGCCGCACGTAGGACAGTTGCGACTCGGCCGACAACAGCTGCAGATTCTCGATGGTGGTACCAAGGCCAGCGGCCGTCGCTGGCATAAATTGGATGAGGCCCGCCGCGCCAGATCCGGCCGCGTTGCGCACTGATGCGCTGAACGTTTCGCCGCTTTCAAACGCTATACAGCTCATCAGCCAGCTCGGATGCTCAGCACCCCAACCAAAGTCACGGCAGATGCCGAGCAGCGTTTTAGCAAAGCCCGTGGAGACGCGCGCGCCCCATGCAAGACTGATCGCAGAGCCGGTGGCAGAGTTTGGCGGTTGGTTTGGCATGCGATCAGCATGCCGGGCTCGCTGTGCCACCTTTACCCGACAGGTGGCACACGTCTAGCTGCGTGAGTAAGCGAAGGATGCGGAGAGCGTCTGCCAGCCGGTAAGCCCGGCGCGCACAGCGTCGATTTCCACGCGTACCGGGCCATCACCACTGACCACGGGCGTGAGGGTATTGGCAGTAACACCGGTGGTCGTGCTGTTGAGCGCGTTGTTGAGATACACGCGTACCGTGTAGGTGGTACCGGATTCCGGACCGATATCGACTTGCCGCGTGTCCACCATCTGATCCGCTTGCAGCACGCGCGAGCGATGCGACCATGCCAGTGCCAGGCTGCCGACGACCGTCGCCGGATACCGATTGCCCGCCACCCTGAGATTGCCCGGTGGGTAGGGGCGCGCCTGGCGCTGTTTCATCGGCAGGCTGAGCGTGGCCGCCGCGGATGGATCGAGCATACCTGCGCCGGAAACGGTCAACAGCTTGGCGTTGACGCTTTCGCCGACCACGTATTGCGTGCTGTCGGAGCCGACATGGCCCTGATAGAACCACAACCGCGCACCGAGCGCGTGCGCCGCTGGCACGGTATCGACACAACCGCGGCCCAACGTGACACTGCCTGTCACGGTATTGATACCGTCGATACGCACGACCTCGGCATCCAGCAGCGCCGCGCTGCCCACCTGCACCGCCGAGAGGTCATCGAACGCCGATAGCGCGAGCGTGGTGTCGGTGGGCCCGATCGCTACCCCCAGCGTACCGGTGGTGATGAAGTCGCCGCCGCCGCGATCGGCGTATGCCGCCGTGCCCAGCCGCGTGAACAGGTGATAGTTGTAATTGACGCCCGGCGGGCGCACGGCCAGCGCGGTGAGATAGCCGGCGTCGGACGTGAGCATCTGCAGGTTGGCTGGGTCCATCGTGCGCGCTAGGTCGCGGTACGTCATCTCCACCGCCTGCGACGTGGTGATGGCCTGCGGCGTGCGGTCTGGCGCTGCCCACAGCGAGCCGCCGGGCGTGAGGTACGAGGTGGACGGCAGCGCAAACTCATCCTGTGCCCAGCTGATCGTGAGGCTGCGCGCGGTGCTGTCGCCATAGTTGACCTTGAGCACGCGGATCGGCATCTGCACCACTTTCTCGCGCGCCCAGCTCAGCAGCAGCACGTCGCCCACCTTCGTTTTCCAGCGCGTGCTCTTGACCTTGCACTCGCCCTTGGCCAGCAACGCGCTGAGCGTGTGGCAGTCCCGTGCCGCCAGGCGGCTGGCGAGCGCCGCACTCCACGCGCCTGGGTACGCGGTGGACTGGTCCACCACCTTGCCCTGCGCCTGAATGTTGGCCAGGTTCTGGTACACCACCGCCGCATCTTCGTTGGTATCGACGTCGCGATATGTCACCGTGACCTGATTGACGGACTGATCGAGTACCGGCACCTGAAAGCTGGTCATCTCGAGTATGTCGTTTTCATCGAGCACGGTGTTGGGATTGGCCGCCAACGTGGCCACGTCGTAATCGGCGCGCAGCAACCGGATGCCGGCGCGGTTCGTGGTCGGGTCGATGGTGCGCAATGCGCCGATGTGGTTGATCACGATGTTGATGAAGTCGCCCACCGCATCCGCCGACGACCACTTGAGGCAGAGTCCCATGCCTTCGTTGTAGAGCGCCTGCGCGGCTGTCAGAAAGCTGGCATCGTCGAGGCCCTGCCCGGCATCTTCCGACGCGCTCCACACCGGGTCGGTGAGTACTTGATAGATGATGTGCGCCGGGTTCATGCCACGGCCGACCTTGCACAGCTCCGGACGCCAAACCGGCGTATTCCAGCCCTTCAGATGGCGACGCACGCGAAAGCGCCACGCTTTGACGTAGGGGCTCATCGCGCCGATCAGGCCGGTAAATGCCACGGTGCAGATGTTGCGGTAAGCAGGCCGCACGATGGGCTCGATGGTGGCTAGCGCCGCGCTGGGCACCTGTGTCGCCTCACCCATCAGCACGGTGAGCGTGCCCTGCACACCACCCTCCTGCT